CAAGGGCGCGCAGGACGGCTTCGACGTGCTCTCCCCCGCCCAGCAGCGCGAGATGCTGCGATCGGCCCTCGAGGAGTCGTAGCCCATGAAGGAGACCGTCCCCTGCCCCGGCTGCTCGCTGTGCGCCATCGGATACGGCACGGGCTTCGCTGGCGAGGAGATGCTGCGATGCTCGCGCATGCAGGACTACGTGACGCGCGAAGACGGCTGCACGATGGGCGAGCCCGGCACCCCCGGCACCCTCTGCTCCTACTACGACGTGTACCTCGGCGGCCATGAGGCGGTTAACGGTTTCTCCTGGTAAGAGCGCCGAGCGACACCTGCGGGAACCTGTTCTCGCTTGGGATAGCGCAAAAAACCCACCCAATGCGGAGAGAACCGCGCAAACAAACCTGGGAGAAAGGACAGGAAATGGCAGAAGACAAGAACCTCGAGCAGAACCACGACGAGGGCACCGGCGAGGACCAGGAGCAGGAGCGAGAGCAAGAGCAAGGGTCCGAGCGGGGCAACGACGAAGAGGACGTCAAGGACAAGCACGGCCAGCCCGGCATCAACCGCGAGAAGTACCAGCGCGACATCAAGGAGCGCGACGAGAAGATCGCGGAGCTCGAAGCCAGGATCGCCGCCGAGGCCGAGACGAAGGAAGGCCGCGAGAAGCTCGAGGCCGACATCAAGTCGCTCAAGGCCGAGATGGCCGACAAGGACACCACGCACTCGCTGGAAATGGCTGGATGCGTGAACGTCAAGGCCGCCAAGGCCGTCCTCGCGGACTACGAGGGCGACGTCGAGAAGCTCAAGTCGGAATGCCCCTACCTGTTCGGCAGCAAGCAGAAGCAAGGAGGGTCCACGGGTTTCCCGCCCGCAGGATCAGCCAGCGCGTCCGATGAGCGCAAGAAGGCTGCGCGTAGGGCGGCTGGCCTAGAGTAGAAAGAGGATTCACCATGGCAGAGATCACTCCCATCGAGTTCCCCACCGAATACCTCGAGGCACTTGACGAGGTACTGGTCGGCGCTACCTTCGCCGGCCGCTACAACGACGGAGCCGCGGAGTTCGTCGGCGGCCGCCAGATCAGCCTCCCCGACATCGACTTCGGCCAGAGCCCCGAGCCCGTCGATTACGCCCGCTTCGCATCCGAGGCAGGCGTCGATGTGCGCCGCACGATCTACACGCTCGACAAGGACGTCGAGAAGCAGTTCTACGTGGACGCGCTGACGGCCCAGGACGAGCCCGTTGCCGAGATGACGAAGGTCATCGCCCAGTACCAGCGCACCATCATGGCGCCCTACATCGACAAGTACTTCTTCGCTAAGTCTGTCGGCAAGGCGCGCACCCGCGCGACCGAGACGCTGTCGGCGTCCAACATCAAGGGCGAGATCCGCAAGGCCCGCACGCAGTTCGTGAACAAGGGCCTGGTCGGCTGGGACCTGTACATGTCCTCCACCGCCCTCGGCTACCTCGAGGACGCCACCGACCGCCAGTGGTCGAACGAGGGCACCATCCTCGACATGATCGGCAACTACGACGGCTTCAACATCTTCCAGGTCCCCGACGAGACGCTGCAGTGCGACTTCCTCGCCATCGCCAACGGCAAGGAGACCTCCAAGATGATCATGAAGCGCGCCGTGAACTACCTGTTCGCCCCCGGCGCTCACACCAACGGCGACGGCTTCCTCGCCCAGATGCGCTGGGTCTTCGGCAACCTGGTCCGCTACAACAAGGACTGGGGACTGTACTGCAACGGCGCGGCAGCGTCCGCACCGGCAGTGCCGACCGGCGACCGCAACCCGCAGCCGAGCATCACGCTGAGCGACCATGCCGCGAGCATCGCGGTGTCCGGCACCAAGACGCTGACCGCCACCGTCGTCCCGTCCGACGCGACCGTCACCTGGTCCACGAGCAACAGCTCCAAGGCCTCCGTCTCCGACGGTACCGTGACCGGCGTCGCCGCGGGCAACGCGAACATCACCGCCAGCATCACGATCGGGAACAAGACGTTCACCGACAAGTGCGCTGTGACGGTTACCTCCGAATAATGTCCGCCGACAAGGTGACATACGGCTACTACGAGGACTCGTTCGGCGGCACCGCCATCGAAGAGGACGACTGGCCCGGGTACGAAGCCCGGGCCAGGGCCCACTTCTGCAAGTTCGACGCCCAGTACGCCATGACCCCCTACGGGGACGGCGAAGAGGCCTACAAGGCCACGATCTGCGACATGGCCGAGAAGCTGCAGGGCTTCGACCTCATGGCCAACGGCGAGGCGGGTGCGAACTCGGCCTCGATCGGCAGCGTCAGCGTCTCGTTCGGCAAGTCCTACTCCGAGAGCGTGGACCTGTCCGACGCGGGGCAGGAGCTCGCGCTGCTCAAGTGCGCCCAGCTGCGCTACAACGTGTTCGCGGGGCTGCGCTGATGGTCGTGCTGAGGAAACACGCCAACCCGGTCGGGAGCGCCTACGACGCGCTGTGCGACCGCGCCGTGACGGTGTACCACCGCGGGAAGGACGGGGCAATAACTCGGACCGTCCACCCCAAGGCGTTCATCGACCGCGACAAGGGGCTCAACGTCAACAAGGTGGGCGCGTCCGAATCGACGGGCCATCTCGTGGTCATCCCCGGCGACTTCCAGGCCTGCGAGGTCGGAGACAAGATCGTCGAGGGCGTGGGCCCCGAGATCGCCACGGACGCGGAGTGGCGCGAGCTCATCCCGTCCAAGGTGCCGGGGCTCGTCGTGGTGAAGCACGTCGACGCCAAGCCCTGGGGCGGCGGCATCGCCCACACCGAGGCGAGGGGGTAGCCGTGCAGGTCAAGGTCGGCAAGAAGCTCTCACCGCCCAAGAGCGTCATGCGCCAGCTCGGCGTGGACGACCAGGGCGCGGTGCAGCAGTTCGCCACCGACCGCATCCTGTTCCACATGCGGCCCTTCATGCCGTGGCTCACGGGCCTCACGGCCACGAGCCTGACGCAGGCGACCTCGCCCACGTCGATCACCGTCAACGCGCCATACGCCCTGCGGCTCTACTGCGGGGTGTCGGCGAGCGGCGCGCCGCTGAACTACACCAAGACCGTCAACCCCCTGGCGGGGCCGTACTGGGACCGCACGATGATGCAGCACAGGGGCAAGCAGATCGCCGAGGAGATCGCCTCGTACGCTAGGAGCAGGAACCGATGACAACCGCGCTCGAGAAGATGAGGGAGTTCATACAGTCCTATCCCGGGGCTGACATCCTGGACGCCCTGAACGTCGATTACACGGACCACGTGCCCAACATGGGCGGCCTGTTCCCCTCGGGCCTCGTGGAGAACGCGCGCAGGCGCTTCATCCTCGGGGACGTGGAGGTCGACCAGCAGTACAACTTCGCTCTCTACACGGTGCTCGAGAAGGCGCCGGGAGAGGACAGCGGCGCGACCGTGAACGCCGAGTGGCTCATGGACTTCCAGGAATGGGTGCAGGAGCAATCGGCTCTCGGCATGGCCCCGACCTTCGGGGACGACCCGCGCAGGGAGAGCATGGTCGCCGGCAACGGCTCGGTCTACTCGGCCGACGAGGAGGGCTGGGCCGTCTACGCAATACAGATCTCCGTCAGTTTCACGAAGCACTACGAAAGGAGCTAACCAATGACCGCACCCACCATCAACACGACGGCCGGGCAGACCATCGCCCGCGAGCTGCTCGTGGCCTACCTGAACACGGGCACGTCGCTCTCGCCCACTTGGAGCGCGCTCGGCACCCGCGTCGAGGAGTCCAGCGCGGACTACGACTGGTCCGACGAGTCCAAGAAGGACATCCTGGGCAACACCCACTCGACGATGAAGAAGCCCATCATCACGCAGAGCTTCGACCCCTGCAACCTCGACAGCGGCGACTCCGCCATCAAGAAGGTCTGGGAGCTCGGCGTGCGCGACCAGGACGCCCAGGCGCTCTGCAACATGGACCTGCTCATCGTCCACACCTACGCAGGCGCCGCGGGCGCGGCGTTCGCGGAGCGTTACCCGTCCTCCATGGTCAAGCCCACGGGCCTCGGCGGCTCGGGCGGCGGCTCCATCGAGATGCCCATCGACATCACCTACGGCGGCGCGCGCGAAATCGGCACGGCATCCGTGGCCAACGGCGTCGTGACGTTCACGCCCGACAGCGGCTCGTCCAGCAGCTCGAGCTCGAGCAGCCAGGGCGGCGGCAACTAGCCCATCCCCTAATGAAGCCAAGCCCCCCGCGCTGCGGGCTGCGGGGGGCTGGCGATAAGCCCGCAGAACGCCCGCGCGAGAGGAAAGAGACAATGGCAAAGACACTGAGCTTCGAGACCGGTGTCGTCGAGTACGAGGTCAACGGGGCCGCGACGATCCGCTTCAACCCCACCGACGCGGCGTTCGTGGAGCGCCTGTACCAGACGTTCACCGACCTGGACGCAAAGCAGGAGGAGTTCCAGGCGCAGGTCGACGAGATCGGCGAGGACGGCGAGCGCATGTTCGCCTACGCCAAGGAGCGCGACGCCGAGATGCGCGGCATCATCGACGGCCTGCTCGGGGATGGCGTGGCCGACGCGCTGTTCCCCGACATGAACTGCTACGCGCTCGCGGACGGCCTGCCGGTGTGGATCAACCTCATGTTCGCCATCGCCGAGGAGATCGAGGCGGCGTACACGGCCGAGCAGAAGAAGAGCGACCCGCGCCTGCGCAAGTACGACAAGAAGTACGCCGGCATGATGGCCAAGTACAAGAAGGGCAAGAAGTGAGCTGCTACGACCTGCCCAAGTCGGCCGTGATCGGGGGCGTCGAGTACGAGATACGGAGCGACTACAGGGCTATCCTAGACATCATCAAGGTGATGTCGGACAAGGAGATCGACGACGAGGAGAGGACCTTGCTGGTCCTTTCCGTCTTCTACCCCGACTTCGAGGAGATGCCCGTCGAGGACTTCCAGGAGGCGGTCGACTACGTCTTCTGGTTCGTCGGGGGCGGCAGGGAGTCGGGGCGGCGCAAGCCGAAGCTCATGGACTGGGAGCAGGACTTCCAGCTCATCGCGGCACCGGTGAACCGCGTCCTGGGGTACGAGGTGAGGGAGGTCAAGTACCTGCACTGGTGGAGCTTCCTCAGCGCGTACTACGAGATCGGCGAGTGTCTGTTCGCCCAGGTGGTCTCGATCCGCAGCAAGCGCCTCAGCGGGAAGAAGCTCGACAAGGCCGACCAGAAGTTCTACCAGGAGAACCGCGAGCTGGTCGACTTCGATAGGCACGTGACGAGCGAAGAGAACGAAGCCCTGGACGTCTGGACGAAGGGATGACACGATGGCGAACGCCGGAACCATCACATTCAACACCTCCCTCGACAACGGGCAGCTCGAGTCTGACCTGAAGCAGGCCGAGAAGGAGGTCGACAAGCTCAAGCGCAAGGTCGAGTCCTCCGAGTCGAGCAAGAACGCCATCGCCGACAAGCTGCAGGAGGCGCGCGAGGAGATCGCCGTCACCGAGACGGAGATCCTCAAGCTCGCCGACAGGCTCAACGAGCTCGACGCCATGATGGAGACCGACCCGACGGCCGCGAAGGCCAGGGCCGAGGTCGTGACCGACGAGTTCGTGAAGCAGGCGCAGATCTACGACAAGCAGCTCGACAAGGTCGAGGGGCTCGAGAAGCAGTGGAACAAGCTCGACCAGCAAACCCGCCAGTACACCGCCGACCTCGACGCGGCGCGCCAGAAGCAGGCTCAGCTCGGCGCGGAGTACTCCAAGTCCATGAAGGGCGAGAACCTCGCGGCGGGCATGAAGTCCGCAACGGCGCAGATGGACGCGTTCTCCAACCGCCTCACGAAGATGGCCAAGAAGGTGTTCGTGTTCGCCATCATCGCCAAGGGGCTGCGCACGCTCAAGTCCTACATCGCAGACGCGCTGGCGGAGAACGAGCAGTTCCAGGCGTCCTGGGGCAACCTCAAGGCCACCATACAGGGCGTCGTGAACTACATCGCCACGGCGCTGGCCCCCGCGTTCTCGGGCTTCGTGAACATGGTCGCGGCCATGATAACGACCCTGGCGAGGCTGGTCGACTCGATCTTCAAGACCAACATCGCCGGGTCGATCGAGCACGCCAAGGCCGCGGCGCAGGCCGCCACGAAGCAGGAGAAGGCCACCAAGAAGCTCGCCAAGGCCGCCAAGCAGGCCGCCAACGAGCTCATGGCCTTCGACGAGATCAACGCCATGACGGCCGAGACCTCGGAGGACAGCGCGGAGGGCATGGACGCCGAGGCCGAGGCGGGTCCCGCCGGCCTCGACTGGGCGGCGTTCGACGTGGGCAAGATCGACGAGAAGCTGGCCGAGATCATGCTCATCGTCGGCGGCGCGCTCATCGCGTTCGGCGCGGTGCTGGCGTTCTCCGGCATCAACATCCCCCTGGGCCTGACGCTCATGGCGATCGGCGCGCTGATGGTCTACACGGCCTACCAGGAAGCGTGGGACCAGCTGCCGACCGAGGTCCAGGAGGCCATCACGAGCGCGCTCGTCATCACGGGCATCGTGCTGCTGGTCATCGGCGCGGTCCTGGCGTTCTCGGGCGTCTCGCTGCCCGTCGGCATCGGCATGATGCTCGCGGGCGCGGCGCTGCTCTACACGGCGGCGGCGCTCAACTGGGAGAGCCTGCCCGCGGACGTGAGGGCCACCATCACCACCATCATGGTCATCCTCGGCGCTGCGCTGCTCGTGATCGGCGCCGTCCTGGCGTTCTCCGGCGTGAACATACCGCTGGGCATCGGCCTGATGCTCGCCGGCGCCGCGACCCTCGCAGGAGCTGCGGCCCTCAACTGGAACGAGCTGCCCGACGACATCCGCCAGACCGTGAGCACCGTCATGGCGATCATCGGCGCGGCGCTGATCGTCATCGGCATCATCCTGGTGGCCACGGGCGTCGGCATCCCCATCGGCATCGGCTGCATCCTCGCCGGCGCGGCGTCGCTCATCGGCGCGGCCGCCATCAACTGGGACTTCCTGCAGGAGAAGGTCAAGGAGATCTGGGAGGGCGTCTGCCGCTTCTGGGACCAGAACATCGCGCCCATCTTCACCTGGGAGTGGTGGGAGAACCTGTTCACGTCCATCGTGAACGGCCTGATCTACGCCATCAACAACGGCCTGGACGCCTTCGGCGGCTTCATCAACAGCATAGCGGGGGGCATCAGCGACATCCTCAACTTCTTCGGCGTGAAGGGCTTCTCGTTCCACGTCAGCATGCCACAGATCCCGTACCTGGCCGAGGGTGCCGTCATCCCGCCGAACCGCAAGTTCATGGCGGTGCTGGGCGACCAGAGCAACGGGCGCAACCTCGAGGCCCCCGAAGACCTCATCAGGCAGATCGTCCGCGAGGAGTCGGGCGGCGGCTCGGAGATGATGAACGTGCTCTACATGATGCTCGACGCCATCAGGGACGGCTCCACCATCTACGTCGACAAGCAGGTGCTCGGCAGGGTCGCCGGGCAGGAGATCGCCTCCATGGCGAGGATGAGCGGGGTGTAGCGAATGGCCCAGCAGCAGTTCCTAATCGACGGCGTGAACTACACGTCGTACCTCACGACCGAGGGCCTCAAGTGGACGCGCAACGACATCGACGCGTCGGGCGTCGGCCGCGACAAGTCGGGCACCATGCGCCGCCGGCGCATTGCGACCAAGGTCAAGCTGCGGTTCACGTGCCGCGACCTCACGCACTCCGAGATGCTCGCGCTCAACCAGGCGCTGTTCCCCGAGACGGTCGACGTGACCTATCTCGACCCCAGGGTCGGGATGCGCACGGCCACGTTCTACGGCTCGTCGGTCGAGGCTGCGACGCTGATCTCCCAGAACGGCGAGACGCTCTGGGGCGGCGCCTCGTTCTCTCTGGTGGAGGTGTAGCATGATCTCCGCTCCCGCGAACTGGAACACGCTCTGGGCGGCCGAGGGCACGGTCATGGAGCTGCGCCTGACCATCGACTCGGACGTGTACTACAACGACTCCCTGGCATCGGGCGATTGCAAGCTGACCCACTACCTCTACGACAACTACGGCGTGGGCAACGCCTGCTTCGGCAAGCTCAACGTGACCGTGTTCGGCCCCTCCCCGATCGCGGCGGGGCCGCGGGAGTGCCAGCTCGCCTGCAGGCTCGTCTCCGCCGACGGGCAGACCTCCACCGCATGGGTGCCGCAGGGCACGTGGTACGTCAACAAGGCCGTGTTCGACGAGGACTCGGACCTCGTGAAGCTCGAGCTGTTCGACGGCCTGGCGCTGTGCGACATGGACCTCTTCGACGGCGGCAAGGCCCCGTCCTCGGTCACCTTCCCGCTCACGGGCGCGGAGATGGTGCAGCGCATCTGCACCCGCACCGGCATCGGCTACCCGGACACCGACACGGGCTTCGCGTCGGTGTCGTGCCCGGACGTGGACCGCATCACGTGCCGCGAGGCCCTGGGCTACATCGCGGCCCTCGCTGGCGGCAACTTCACCATGAGGAAGGACGGCAAGCTGGCGTTCGTGCCGCTGGCGCACATGCCGAGCGCGTCGTCCTCCGCGACCTTAACGGCGGCCGACCTCGAGCGCACGGGCACCATGAAGACCGTCACGGGCCTCGAGCTGTCGGGAGACGGCCAGAGGTTCGAGGAGGGCAACGCCGGCTTCGTGCTGAAGGCCGATTGCGAGTACGCGACGGAGACGAGCGCCACGGCCGCCTACTACAAGGTGCGCGGCAACCAGTACCAGGGCTTCAGGGCCACGGGCGTCTACGCGTCCCCCCTCCTCGAGCTGGGCGACGCCGTCACGGTGGGCACGCAGAAGTTCCTGGCTGACAGCGTCTCGCTCGTCTACGAGCAGGGCATGTGGGGCAGCGTCGAGTCCCCGCTGCGCGACGAGGTCGAGCAGCGCATCAAGTACAGCAACGACTCCGAGCGCAAGATCAACCGCCTCTCGGCCAAGGAGAAGAAGAACTCCGACCAGCTCGACACCATGGAGACCGACCAGTACGTCTCCGAGCTGATCGGGCGCATCAACGACCAGGCGAACGCCACGGGCGGCTACACGTACATAACCGAGGGCCAGGGCATCCGCACGTACGACAGGGCGGTCTCAGACCCCCTGGTCGGCTCCGAGGCCAGCGCAGTGGTCGAGGTCAAGGGCGGCACCGTCCGCATCGCCAACAGCAAGACGGCCCAGGGCCAGTGGGAGTGGCTCACCGTGTTCACGTCGGGCCACATCGCCGCCGAGCTCGTCACGGCCGTCAACATCGTGGCGGGCTTCATCGGCTCCCCCTCGGGGAACTACTGGAACCTCGACACGGGCGTGCTGCACGCCACGGTCGGGCACATCGGCGGGTTCACGATCGGCGACACGGCGCTCTACAACAACATGACGGAGCTGCGTGACACCGCCCACAGGGGCGTGTGGATCGGCACGGACGGCATCTCCTCGTCCAACGGGGCCGAGGCGATCGCGTTCTCGGGCGGCGGCATCCAGGGCTTCAACGGCAACAGCCAGTCGGGCTACATCACGCCGACCGCGACGGCGACCGGAGTGGACCAGCAAGGACACGAGACGACGCTGCACGGCCTGCAGATGCGCGGCGAGATCATCGACATCAGGACGCCGGTGCTGACCGTGAAGGCGGACAACAACACCAGCGGGGCGTCGACCGTCGCGTACAACGGCGACGTGACCTACCACGAGGTAGGGTTCAGGAACGCCACAACGAAGGGCGTGCAGCTGCAGCCCTGGACCACCGTCGACACGTTCGTCAACGGCATCCTCACGGGCTACACGTACACGTCGCCCACGGCCTACAGGTTCGCGCGCGAGGACTGGGTGCAATCGGAGATCAACGACATCATCACGGCCGTGAACAACCTGCAGCAGCAGATCACGAACCTCAGCAACGCCATGCCGCAGTTCACCCTCAGCGGCGACACGCTCTTCATCAGCGGGTAGTGATCGCATGCCTATCAGGTACAACGGCGGCGAGAATCCAGCGGCGGTCAAGTTCAACTCGACGAACCTGTCGGCCGTGTACTTCGCGCCAGACAGGAACTCGTACTTCACACAGGTATGGGGCAGCGACACTAACTTCCCGAGCAGCATCAGCCTCATCAGGATCCACAACTCGTACATTTCCGGCGCTTACGGCGGCGTGTACTCGAAGCGCGGGTGCTACGACATCTACGCGCGGAACCTCCAATTCGTGAAGACGTACCTGGCTCAAAACATATACACCGGCGTAATCAAGCGGATAGTCGAGTACAGATCATATGACTGCTCGTTCGACCTTGACTGGGACGCAGGGCATTTCATCGGGTACGTACTCCCGCCGAGCGACCTGTCTAGATGCCAGGATGTGCGCTTCGGCGACGAGGCGAGCTATTCCGGCGTCCCGTCGACCTTGTCGGGACTCACCAAGCTGACCGTGTATCCAGACATCAGGTGGGAGTTCGATGTCGAATACGGCGATTACACGCAGCAATGGCGCAGATTGACGACGATCACGTACGACATCAGCAGGATAGACGCGAAACCGAGCTTCGCCGCCGAAAACGAGTCGAACTGGATCGTCTTGGACCCAGTCTCGACCCCGTTGGTCGTCGAGGAGACAGACCCGAGCCTCGGTCCTCTGAACAATGCGGCATGGTGCTACATGGCGGGCGCGGGCTTGGTCGCGCAGGGATCGGCGTTGCTGGTGTTCGAGCTGCCGTACTAGCGACACAGGACGTAGCCTATCCTCGAAAGGAGGGCGCATGTCCGATATAACGCTAGGCCAGAGGGGATGCCTCAACGCAGACCTCGAGCTGGCCCAATCGCAGGCCTTCGCGGCCGAGATCATCCACCAGGACCCGGACGGCCACGTCATCGACCATTCGGGGGACCAGTGCTACTGCCGCCTGCAGCGCGAGGGGTTCCCGGACGTGGTGCTCGACGCCTGCGTGACCGCGACCCCCGAGAAGGTGACCATCGCCGTGCCGGGCTCCACCACCGCCGAGATCGCGGCGGGCAGCTACAAGTGGGACCTGTTCGCGGGCGACGTGCGCCTGCTCTACGGCAAGGCCAAGGTCTACGACACGTACGCGAGGGACACCGATGGATAGCGTCCGCATGGTCCATAGCGGCGACCGCATCATCGTCGCGAGCAAGCGGGACTCCGTCAAGGTCGTCAGCAGCCCCGTCATCCTCGCCCCCGGCACGTTCGCGGGGCCCTACGAGCTGACGCCGACCCTCACGGGGTTCGAGGTCGAGACGTTCCGCAAGCTCATGGAGGACGACCTCAAGGTGAACCCCATCCCCATCAACGAGGCGGAGAACGCCTCGCGCGGCTACACGGTAACAATCGGCTAGGAAGGACACCGCAATGGCTAACAATCCCTACGTCAACAAGGTGGCGCTGGCTGACGGCACCACGCTCATCGACCTGACGGGCGACACCATCACGGCCGCCGACCTCGCGTCGGGTATCACCGCCCACGACGCGAGCGGCGCCCCCATCACGGGCTCCTCGACCAAGGACTCCGACACGTCCGACGACACCGCCGTCGCTGGCGAGATCCTGTCGGGCAAGACGGCCCACGCCAGGGGCGCGCTGCTGACGGGCTCCATGCCCAACAACGGCTCGACCGACTACGTGATCGACGACGTGGACGACGAGCTGCCGATCGCGGCGGGCTACCACGACGGCACCGGCAAGGCGTCGATCGACGCCACCGAGAAGGCGAAGATCATCCCCGGCAACATCAAGGAGGGCGTGACCATCCTGGGCGTCCAGGGCACGCACAGCGGCTCCGAGTCCGTCACCGCGCAGGCCAAGAGCGCCACGCCGACGTTCTCGCAGCAGACGATCCTCCCCGACGCCAACTACGACTACCTGTCCCAGGTGACCGTGGCCCCCATCGCGGTGGTGGAGACCGACAACTCCGCAGGCGGCAAGACCGTCACGATCGGAACGGCCGCGTAAGATGCCGGCGCAGAACCCATATGTCAACAAGGTCGCCCTGGCGGACGGCACGACCCTCGTGGACCTCACGGGCGATACCGTCACGGCAGGGGTCCTCCTGAGCGGCTACACGGCGCACGGGGCCGACGGCTCGCCCGTCACGGGGACGTACACGGGGCCCGTGGCGATGACCTCTGCAGAGGTGACGGCGGCGGTGGCCGCAGGATGGAACGGAGTACAGCAATCATGAGCTGGATGAACGATGCGAACCTGACCCAGGCGGTGGCCGAGATCAAGGCCTTCTGCCAGGGCGCGTTCGCTGCCCTGACGCACAAGCACACGACGCTCGGCGACGCGAACGCCACGGTGCTCACCGTCGACCCGACCAACAAGAGCGTCGTCGCGGGCACCGTCGCCGTGAGCCCGTACGACGATCCGGGCGCGAACTCCTTCACCGAGGGCATCGGCTGCACCGCGTCCGGAGCAGCCTCCCACGCCGAGGGCGAGAGCTCGTGGGCGTCCCAGGACTACGCGCACGCCGAGGGCCATCACACGGCGGCGTCGGGGTACTACTCCCACTCCGAGGGCGACATGACCACCGCATCGGGCACGGCCTCCCACGCGGAGGGATACTCGTCGGATGCCACGGGATCCTACTCGCACGCGGAGGGCTACAACGCGACGGCCAGCGGGTATGGTTCGCACGCCGAGGGAACGAGCTGCACCGCCTCGGAGCACAGCGCCCACGCGGAGGGGATCCGCACGACCGCCAGCAGCATGTACCAGCACGTCCAGGGCAAGTACAACATCCCGGATGCCCAGGGCACGTACGCCCACATCGTCGGCGGCGGGTCGGGTGAAACCCCGAAGGACATCCAGACGCTGGATTGGAACGGCAACCTGGCCCAGGGCACCGTGAACCACGCGTCGTGCTATACCGAATCGAACACCGCGGCCAAGGCGGCGACAACCGGGGCCGGATTCTGCCTGGTGTCCGGCGTCAGGGTATCCGTCAAGTTCATGTACGCGCAGACGGCGGCCGCGGCCATCACCCTCAACGTCAACTCGACGGGCGCCAAGACGGTCTACGTCGGAGGGTCCGCCACTTCGTCATCGAACCCGTGCACGTGGCCCGCGGACGCGATCTGCGAGTTCGTGTACGTCAACAACGCCTGGTACTACCTCGGCAACAACATCGACGGAGCGGCGGGCCTGGCCAGCCTCCGGGATTCCGTATCTCGCATCATCACGACTAATCTGAACTCGGTGCAAATGTCGCGCAACAACGGGAACAATATCTGGCTTCAGTTCAATGCGTCGAACGGCGACCAATTTCTCCTACAGCTCCAAGATTCGGCCCCGAACATCGGGTTCTACAAGTTTGTCAACGGGAACTGGACGCCGATCTGGACGAAGTAGTCTAGGTAAGACTGAACCCGATCAGCTTCTCATATCCTCCCGGATAAAAGTGGAAGAACGACGCATCATACACCCCGCCGCCGACGCCTATCTGCAACGTGTAGTACTCGGTGGCCGATATGTCCCAGCTAACCGTGAAGAACCGAGTCTCGCCCTCCTGGTACATTCCTAGCGATGCTTTGTACAAGCTCGGGGCCTTGAGGGATACGGAATATTGCAACTTCGCTATGCCCCATTCGTCCAGATGACGATATCGGCACTTTCCTCCTGTGCGCGCTTAACGTATTTGATTACTCCGCTTTGGCTGAAGATGAGAACACGCCACGGGTAGGCCGTGTCGGAAGGATAGCTAAACAACAAGGCAGCCCAGTCATTCGCGGCAATTATGCGCCCATATGCAGCGCCTCCTAATTGTATTTTGGATACGGAATCACGAAGTCAGTGTTATCAGCGCGTTGTAGTTCTCGTCGGTGTAGACTATCTCGTAATCTTTGAAGATCAAGTGCCTGTACGCCCCGCTCGGCGTCTTGAGGTTAGCGACAGTCTGGTTGCCTGTATCGTCCCACACCGCGAAAGAAGCTGTCATCCCCGCTGCCTTGCCGACTTTGTTGGATACGGAATGCTAAATCACGTAAGACAACGTGCAGCGGAATTTCGTCCCCGCAGGGACGGAGCCTGTGTTGACGAACACGATCTTCACGTTGCCCGACAAATCGACGCGGAACACCCCAGCGTAATTCCCCGTGCCAACGTCGAATGTCGGGAAGTCGTAATCGCCGATCGACGGCACCATGCTCGAAGGAAGAGTGGCGACCACCGAGGAATCCGCGACCGCCGACGTCAAGTCCCACATGACGCGGATGCTCACGCACTTTCCCTGCCTGCACGCGAAGCCGATGGGGATATTCCTTCGCTCATAGGATA